ACCGAGAGGTCCATCACCGACAGCACATAAGAGACACGAGGTTTGCCATATTCAGCCATACGCATCCGGGTGAATTCCAACATCTGATAAGGGTTGGTGAAGTTTGAGAGGTCAAGAGTGGACACCCGAATTTCACTGGTGAAGGAATAGTCCTCCACATAGGGCTTGCCGTCGTTGATGCTGGTGAAGTTGATGCCATCCTTGCCGTAGGCGTACAGCCGAGTGATCAGGCTGCGGGTATCCACCACGCGCTTGATATTATTGAGGTTCTTTCGGTAGGCAAACAGCGCCCCGGACTCCTTGCCCGAGAACACATACAGATGCACCAGCCGGTTTTTATTGTCGAAAACGAGATCGCCGCCGTGGAGCGATTGCACCATGCGCAGGATGGCGAGGGAGTTCTTCTCTTCACAGGTCCATGAGCGCAGTGTGCTCACGTTCACATCGCCAACCTCCCAGCTTGTGCCTTCCAAGGCCCAATGCATGGGCTCGTCGGCCAAAGCTGCGTTAAACTCGCGCGGCTCCTTCTCCGCAGAGTAGGTCAGATCATAAAACGCGGCCTCGGCATACACCGAAGTTACGATGCTGCCGTCCGATGCCTTTTCGTCAGTGATGGTGCGAATGCGGTAGACCTCATCACCCACCTGCACCATTTTCTCGTTTTCCAGTGACAGCCGCTTTCCATCTTCAAAGGGCAGCTTGAAGTCCAGTGTGTCGGAACCGTTGACCTCGCTGGTCACGATGATGTCATAGGCGCGCTCCAGTACAGCCTCCCACTGGCCGTCCGTGTTCATCACCATGGGGCGCTCGAAGCCGAGCTTCTTGCGGTGCGGCGGGGGCGGGATATCGTGTAGTTGAATATCCACCAGACGCGGGGTCAGATCGAAGTCGCTGGTGGTGAGCGTCACTCGGAATCGGATGTAAGTGCCGGGTGGAGAGAGCAACGCGCCGTTCTCTCCAGAGGGCATCCAGTCACTCCATTCCCCGAAATCGTAGGAGGTGGAGGTTTCCACCAACGAGATTTCCGTCACGCCGGGGGTGTACTCAGAAGTCACCGCCACCCGGCCCTTGCCCTCCAAGGCATACTCCGAGGCAATGGTCAGCAGTTCGCCGGATTCCGGGTAGGTGCCAGAGCGCCGCAGCACCACCTTGCCGGGTTGGGAGATCGCGTCCACGTTCGCGGAAGTATCGCCGCCGTTGGCCATGAGGGACTGTTTGAAGTACCGCTCCAAATCATCGACGGTAAGCTGACTCTCAGTTTCAAAAAACCAGTCATCGAGGCCACCCGCATACCAGTAGGTAGTGGTATGACGTCCTATTTCAATATCGGCCACACAATTGGGATTAAGAGTGCCAGTTATGGCGCGCAGCGGACCGAACCACAGCTCGCCGGTGCTCCGATCACCAATGACATACTGCGTGGTGTTCGCCACAAGATCGATGATGTTGCCCATGAAATACCAACCATTGTTTTTGAAGGTGATGGTCGGCGTTTCGGACTGGTCGCAAATTAGCCCCCCGGTACTGTTGTATAGCATCATGCGCGGGCGGCCTGAATAGAGGGAAATATACAAAAGCGGCTGGCCGGGGCCAGCGCGCGTATTGAAAATCGGGCAGAAGGTATTCCCCACCGAGTAGGTGGTGGGGTTGATCCAGCCACCCACGGCGATTCGGTCACCCAGATTGGAAAAGAAGGAGCCGTCGTTCTTGGCGTATAGGTAGGTCTGCTCAGTTGAGGGGTTATTGGTGTTGAAGCGGATATACCGGCCATGCCGCCCGTTCACAAGCGCAGCGGTGGTGCCGGACCACTTTTTCACCTCGAAATGACGGCTTTTGCCGGAAGAATCCAGCACATAGTTCACACCGTCTGCCACCATAGGCGTCGCTTCATTGAAGCGCCACATGGCACCTGTCTGCGGGGTCACCGGAAATTCGCCGGTGAACTGCTCCTGTTTGTTTAAAGTCAGCACAACTGCCATGCAATCACCTCCATCGGCTGTGCGCCTCTATATTCAAATCCATGAAGGTAGCGTTCTCGACAGCCACCTTTACGGTATTGGTTCCTTTGTACAGGGCCGGGAAATTTAGCTCTTTCAGGCAGGGCAGCCCATTGCGCAGGGTTTCGCCTTCTTCGTTCACCACCTTGGCGGTCACGAGGCCGGAGTCGATGACCAGCGTCTCGCTGTCTGCCAGCGGGCCGACCACCTGCAGCTCTTCATCATTGGTGGTAAGGAAGATTTTTTCGCCGGTAAGGATCACACCCCGCAGACAATATACCGGCTCCGATACGGTGTTGCCCTTTTCACGCTGGAGTGAATGCGTTCCTGTTATGGCGATGGTGTATGTTTCGTCGGTGAGCGCATAGGCGTGTGGGTCCGGGCAAACAAAGCGAAGGTCAAAGGAACCGGCAGAACGGATGAGCCGTTCGCAATCCACTGCCTCATACAGCCGGGCGGAGAAGTACCTGTCCGGCACATCATCCAATATGAGCCGCTGGGTGCCGAAGTCCGGGTTGAGCCAGTCGGCCATCTCATCCAGCACCCGCACGAGCTCCGCGAAGCTGCGTTGGGGAAAGACATTGCAATGTACCGTGATGACCTTCTCGGCGCTGTCGGTGCCAAAGTCCGCGACGCCCGGCCTGCCGGGAACCGTCACAAACGAGTTGCGAAGGGACGGCACCGCCTGCCAGTTCGACAGGCGCGCCTTCACCCGCATGCTCTGGGAAGAGATGCCATTGTAGATGAAGCCCATGCCGTCACCTCCTTATGCCGGGCTGAACCGGCCCTGTGCGCGGGAGCCAGTTTCCATCAGGTTGTAGAGTTCCTGCGAGACGCGCCGGATATCGTCCTCAGTGCGCACGATCATCTGCTGCACGACCACCAACGGACCGCTTGTAGCCGCCCAACCGCCAGCGCCACCGGCAACATTGCTATGGATATTGAGCCCCGCGTCTACATCGAAGTCTGTGGGAATGGCGTTTTGCATATCCTCACCGACATGCTCCATGGCTTTCTCGAAGCCTACACCAATGCCTTCGCCCAGATTGCCGCCAATTTCGGCAAAAAGCGTGGACGGGCTCTTGATACCGAAAAAGTTCTTGATCCGGTCGACCACTCCGCCAAAGAAGCCGGAGATTTTATTCCATAACCATGCACCCGCATCTGAGATACCCTGCCACAACCCCTTGATGAGATTGCCGCCGACCTCCACGATCTTGCCCGCCGAATCCATGAAACCCTTAACCAGCGCCGCGATAATCTGCGGCACGGCCTTGACCACTTCAACGATGATTTTCGGAAGATTGGTGATGAGCGACACGAGGAGCTGAACACCGGCCATGATGATTTTGTCGATGTTCCCGAGGATGGCCGTCACCAGCCCATTAATGATAATTGGGATGGCCGCCACGATTTGGGTGACGATCTGGGGCAAAGCCTGAATTAGTGAAATCAGCAGGTCGATTCCCGCCTGAATGATCATCGGGATAGACTGGATGATGGCGGTCACCAACGAAGAAATAATCTGGGGAATGACCGCGATGATTTGGGCGATGATCTCAGGCAGTGCAGTCACCAGTGACACGAAAAGCTGAATCCCGGCATCGATGATCTGGGGAATGGCGCTGATAATGAAGTCCAGTATTGACTGAATCAGCGCCGGAAGCGCCGCAATCAGCTCGGGAAGTGCGGCCAACAGGCCCTGCGCCAAGCCGAGTATAAGCTGCAGCGCCGCGTCAAGCAGCATGGGTAGGCTGTCGACTAAGCCCTGCACAATGGTCATCACTGCGCTTACGGCGGCAGGAATAAGCTGTGGAAGCGCCTCTCCGATACCGTTGACGAGCGCCGTAATGAGCTGGATGGCGGCAGCAATGAGCAGCGGGAGATTCTCAATGAGCGCCCCCACAATGGTCAACACCGCATCGACCGCCGCTGGGATGAGTTTTGGCAACAGCGATAAAATCGTGTTCAGCATCTGCGTGAAGATGTTGATAACAGTCTCCAGCAGCATGGGCAGCAGGTCGCCAACCGCTTGTAGAATTGCGTCCATCGCAGGCGGTAGTGCGGTCACGATGTTTTCAAGGACCGGCACGATGTTTTTTACGACCGCCTGGAACGCATCGACCATATTTCCGGTCAGCTTGGTCATATCTGCATCCGCATTGCCAAGTCCCGCAATAAAAGATTGCGATGCGGCTGTAAGTAAACCAAGCGAGCCAGTGATGGTTTCCGTTGATTCTCTTGCAAAGTTGCCCGCATACTGCTCAGTGTTTTCAAAGAACATCTGCATGGCGACTTCGGCTTTTTCCGCATTGGAAGCAGAAGCCCAAGTGAAATCCAGTCCCTTGGATAGTGCGTAGGCTTCGATGGTGGTGGCGTTCATGGCGACGCCCAAGTTATCCATCATCGTAAAGTTGCCCTTCGCCGCACCTGCCACAGAGTCCAGAGCCGATTGCATGTCGATTCCCATTACGGAAGCCATATCCGCCGCACGCTGCATCGCTTTTTCGGTCAGATCAGCGGATTTCTGAACATCCAGCCCTGATCCTTGAAACAGCGCACCCATCTTGTTAGCGGTCGCTAAATACTGCGACTGCGACACGCCCATGTTTTTATAGGCATCCTCGCCTATTTTTTGCATGTGGTCGGCGTATTCCTGAAAGACGGCCTCTGACCCACCGAGGTTTTGTTCGAGTTCGCCAAACTGCTGAACGACCTCTTTACCGAGCTTGATGGCAGCAGCTCCGGCAGCGACCGCAACCGCGCCCATAGCCGCGCCAATGCCCTTTAGGACACCGCCGAGTTTCTCGAACTTGCCGCCCGACTTTTCCGCTTCGTCACCGGTTTCCTTGAGCTCATCACCAAGGTCGTCTGCTTCTTCTGCGGTTTCGTCCAACTCCCGCTCCATATCGTTGAGCTCGGCCTTTGCGTTATTGAGCTGGATGGCCCAATTCTGCGTGCGTTTGTCGTTTTCACCAAAGGACTCGGAGGCATTCTTAAGCGCGGCTTCGAGGGTGGAGATTTTGTCCTTTTGCGCATCGATGGCTTTATTCAGGACTTCATTGCGCGCCGTTACTGCTTGAACGCTTTTGTCGTTTTTATCAAATTCTGAGGACACCAGCTTCATTTCACTGCCTAGAACCTTGAAGGACTGGTTGATGTCACGCAACGCATTCTTAAACTCGCGTTCGCCCTCTATGCCTATCTTCAGCCCAAAATCATCTGCCAAGCTGCACCGCCTCCTTTCGCCGCAAAATGAAAGCAACGAAAAGGACAGCACGGCTAAGCCGGGAGCTGTCCTTTTTCGCGCTATATCCCATCCGGGATAATCTCATCAATGAACAGCTCCCGTTTGGGTTTGGCAATCCCAAGGAACTGTTTGTGGCACTCCCACAGGTCAAGCAAATAACCTATGGACATCAACCACGTTTCTTCTTCCGTGCGCCGAAGCTGCACGGTGCCATAATAAATCAGTCGGGTAAACAACTCTTCATCACTTACCCGACCTGCACGTTTTTTGGGTCGGCCTCGCTCTCAATGTGACGGCTGGTGCCACGCTGCATGGAGGCCATGATCGCATTTTTGTACAGCGCCAACTCCAGAGGGGAGGTCAGAAGCTCTACCTCCTCCTCGGTGAGCAGGGGGTTTGGCGCGTCCTTGTGCTTGATGTTGTGAATCATGATGGGCTGATTGGCCAGCAAGGTGATGAGCCACACGATTTCGTCCAAGGCCATCTCGAAGTTCTCGGACTTCATCAGCTTATCTCCCAGATTTTCCAACCCACCGTAGCGTTTGCCGATCTCTTTGGTAGCACGGGTAGTGAGCATCAGCTCGAACTCCTCGCCCCCGATGTCGATAATGGCGCTGCGCTCATTCAGGCCAGCCGCAATCTCCGGCACAACAACCTCTGCTGCGGGTGTGCTTGCAGCCGCCGTTTCCGCAGCGGCAGTATTCAATACCTTATCTTCCATGGATCATTAACCTCCCTCGTTTGCGAACGACGGCTCGTACACTTCGTCGTACCAGCCGGAAATAGTAGAGGCAGAAACGCCGGAATCATCGGCATTGACCTCTGCTTTCCATGGATGGTTGCCGTTGCCGTCCAGCTTGTTGCGCCGAGACACCGTCCCCTCAATGGTGGGAGTCGAAAAGGTGATGGAATCACCCTTGGTGGCAAGATTGGTGGACGGGACACCAAACTTAACTTTGTACAGCCAAAAATAGCGGTACTTGCCGTTGGCTTTCTTTGCCCTGAAGCCGATGGCGACAGGGCTGCCACCGTCCTCGCTGGAAGATACCAGTACGCCGTTGTCGTCGGTGGTGGCTCCGGTGAGCTCCTCGGCGGCGGCGCGGCCAATGTCATCCACACCCAGCGAAAGGGTGCCGTTCTTAAATTCTTTGATAATCACCGCCGCGCCATCGTCGGCGTACAGGGTGGCCTCGGCCAATTCCACCGAGAGCTCGGCAGAGATGGCCTTGGCAAGCATAACCGGGGTGCCGTAGGTTTCATCCCCGGTGATTTCGGCTTCGGTAATCGGCGCGTAATACAACCGGTCAAGACCGATAGTTGCCATAGGTCAGTCCTCCTTCAGTTCATAGAGTTTTGCAGCATCAATGCCGTAGTGGTGGTAGCCGGTATCATCCTCATGGCCGATATAACGCCGGTCGGTGATCTCGAACTCCCCGGCCAGCAGCGCCTTGACGATGGCGCTTTTTTGCTGCTGGTAATTGTTTTTGGAATATAGGGAAATGCGGGCTTCCTGTGTCTCAAAATGAGGCCGGTTATCCGCAAAGCCGTCAAAAACATCGGCCATCGGGGTGATGACCGCATACTCATCCGGTGCCTTTCCCTTAAAAACACCCATCTCGACAGGAATGCCGAGACGGGTGATCAGCGTATTTAATTCGCGCAGTATGCTCATAACTTCCCAATCTCCTCCTCCAATTTCCGCTTCATCGCCTCGATTGCGGGCTTGCGGGAAGAAGTCCGCGCCGGTTTCAAAAACGGCTTGGGCGGCTGCCCGTGTTTGCCGTGCTCGATGACATTGGCGATCATGGCGTTGGTGATGGTGTAGTAGCTGCGCTTGCCCTTGGCGGCGTACTGGCGGCGGCGCGGCTCGTTGAAGCCGATTTTCACATTATGAACGCCCTTGTTGTCCACCTTGACGGGGGTGACGCCCAGCGATGCTTCCAGTTCGCCTGTGCTCTCGGAAGGGTATTTGGTGCCGCCGCCAATGACGGAGCTGAGGTTGCTTCGCACTTTGGAAAGCACCACCTCGGACCCCGCTTCCAGACAGGACTCAACGATTTCGTCCGTTTTTTCACCCAGCTTGGAGAGTTTGAGCAGGAAATCCTCCGGCATTTTCACCTCAACCTTCGCCATACCAAATCACCTCACAGTCGGTTCTTCTTGTGCTGCCAGCACCTCAAT